AGTTGCCATATGGTAAGTCAGAGGAGTTTGAGTTGCCAACTTATGTGACGCATGATCTAAGCAAACCTATCATCAAGGCTTTCATGTCTAGATGGGGATTGCATAAGAACTTATCAGCATCTTATGTGATGTACGATGTAAAAGATGATCGTCTTGTTTTTCCTCTTCGAGACGAGAATGGTACACTCATAGATGCTATAGGACGTAGCTTAGTTGGGGGGCATCCGAAATGGCTACGTTACAGTGGTAGGGCAGACTACTACGTGCAACATACGTGGGGGAGAAAAAAGAAAGCAATCATAGTTGAGGACGTTGTGTCATCTCTAGTAGTCTATGATTGTTTTCCTGATGTCGATGGTGTTGCCATATTGGGTACTAATCTCAATCATCGACACATTGATTTTTTGTCTAAGTATGAGCATTGTGTAGTTGCCCTAGACCCTGATGCGAGGAGTAAGACAGTTACTTATACAAAGGAATTAAAAAATTATGTTCCTGAAGTGACTGCTTACCCCTTGACAGATGATATAAAATATAGGAAAGTTGAAGACATAGACGGATTAAGAGAGGTGTTAGCATGACAGAGTTGGCTTTAATACGATCACTCATGGATAAGAAATTCTATGATGAGCATAAGGGTGCTAAGTCACCTGATAAAATATTTTCAAAGGATGTTGTTAAGATTAAGCAAGTGTTAGACTATTCAATGAAGAAGTATGAGAAGAGTTTGACTGTAGATGAACTACAGGCTTTGTTTATGGCAAACAATCCTACAATGACAACTGCTAATAGACAGGTTTATACAAACTTGTTTTCTAAATTAAACAAACAACAGCTTATGGACAAGGACATAGCTAGTGATGTTCTATCTAGTTTGTTTAGGCAGACGTTGGGCGAGGAGATTGCAAACATAGGATTTGACTATGTAAATGGTTCAACTAAATCACTAGAGCCTCTACGTAAGATAATACATAAGCACAATGATGACTTTCTACCTAATCTAGAGATTGTTTGGGAAGACATAAGTGTGGAAACTCTCCTACGTTTAAACAACCTTGAAGCTAAGTGGAAGTTTAACTTACCCACTCTCAAACAAAGAATAGAGGGCATCAGCGATGGGCATTTGGTTATGATTGGTGCAAGACCTAACACAGGCAAAACATCGTTTCAGGCATCAATTTTAGCAGGTCCGGGTGGATTTGTTGAACAGGGTGCAAGGTGTGTCATACTCACAAATGAAGAAGCGTATCACAGGGTTGGTATTCGCTACATGAGTGCGGCAACAGGAATGAGTAGAGATGAAATAAGAGCAAATCCCTCTAAAACACAGATGTTATACAAGAGAGTATTAGATCGCTTATCAATCAAAGATTGTACAGATAAGTACATGGACTATGTTGAGTTAGTTATTAGGGCAGTTAAGCCTGACATTGTTGTGTTGGATATGGGTGACAAATTTGCTATGCGTACAAGTGATAAGTCTGATGTGTATTTGAAAGATGCAACAATACATGCTAGAAACATGGCTAAGATATATAACTGTGCAGTAATATGGATGAGTCAGTTATCTGCTGAAGCAGAGGGCAGAGTCACACCTAATCAATCCATGCTTGAGGGTTCTAAGACAGGAAAAGCGGCAGAAACAGATTTGATGTTACTGTTATCTAAAGATCCCATGCTTGAGGGCGAGGAAGAAACAGATATAAGACATATTGTTGTATCTAAGAATAAATTGAATGGGTGGCATGGTACAGTTACATGTCGCTTAGATAAAGATAAGTCACATTACATACCTTGAGGATAAGATGAAAATAGTAGTTGATGTAGAAAACACAGTAATAACTAGAGATGGCAAGCTACACCTTGATCCATATGAACCAACTAATACATTAACGATGGTTGGTATTGGTGATGCAAATGGTAATGGTGAGCCACAGGTATTTACTTTTGACCATGCAGAGAAAGAAGCAGACGATGTAAGCAAACTGAAAGCTATATTAAAAGATGCTACATTATTAATTATGCATAATGCACAGCATGATTTACAATGGCTGTGGAATTGTGGATTTGAATTTGATTGTGATATATATGATACTATGTTGGCTGAGTATGTCTTATGTAGAGGAGTCAAAAAAGGTGGTGTATCACTTGATAAGTGTGCAGAGAGATATGAGTTGCCATATGGTAAGTCAGACACTCTTAAAGAGTACTTTAAAAAAGGATACACAACTAGAGATATACCTCATGCTGAATTAAGTAATTATCTTAAAGATGATATACGAGTTACTCGTTGTCTTTATTGGGCATTGTTTAAGAGATATCAGGATCAAGAGAATAAGACTCTACATAAGGTACTAGATGTTACAAACAAGGTATGTAAGACATTAACTAGAATGTATATGAATGGCATGAAAGTTGACGAGATGGAATTGGAGAGAGTGCGTCAAGAGTTTGAAAAGGAAAAAACAGACATAACTCTTGATTTATCAGATCAAGTTCGTATCTTAATGGGGGATACACCAATTAACTTAAATAGTCCTGAACAGTTATCTCAAGTAATATATAGTAGAAAAGTAATAGACAAAAAGATTTGGGGAGAAGAGTTGTTTCAACAAGTAAAAGATAAAAAGTCTTTTAATGATTGTGTAGAACAGAATACTACTCCTATGTATAAAACTAAAGCTATTCAGTGTTCTGAGTGTAAGGGCAATAAAAAAGTATATAAGATTAGAAAAGATGGCACACAATTTAAAAAACCTAACATATGTAAAAAGTGTTTAGGTGAGGGATATCTATTGATACCATCCCAAAATATTGCGGGGTTACGATTTAAACCTACAAGTAAATCTTGGGTAAGTGCTAATGGTTTTTCTACTGCTAAAGGTGATCTTGATGTACTACAGAATCAAGCATTAGCTCATAACTTAATTCCACAATCTAAGTTTATATCTAATGTAAAGAGATTGTCTGCGTTAGACTCTTACTTATCCTCTTTTGTTCAAGGCATTAAGACATTTACAAAACAGGATGGGTTCTTACATGTTGGTCTAACTCAACATATTACATCTACAGGAAGATTTAGTGGACGTAATCCTAATATGCAGAATATGCCTAGAGGTGGCACGTTTCCTGTAAAAAAGGTGTTTGTGTCACGTTTCGATAATGGACAGATACTTGAAGCTGACTTTGCACAATTAGAGTTTAGAGTTGCGGCATTTTTGTCACAAGATAAAGTTGCTATGGAAGAAGTAAGAACAGGATTTGATGTACATAGTTATACTGCAAAAGTTATATCAGATGCGGGACAGCCTACGAGTAGACAAGTAGCTAAGATGCATACATTTGCTCCCTTGTATGGGGCAAGTGGGTATGGAAGAACAAAAGCAGAAGCAGAATACTATAGACATTTTAATGAAAAATATAAGGGTATTGCTTCTTGGCATCAGAAGTTAGCTGATGAGGTAGTTGCTACAAAAAGAGTGACCATACCATCAGGTAGACAATATGAATTTCCAAAAGCTGAAAGGAGAATGAATGGCAGTGTAAGTTTTTTTACTATGATTAAGAATTATCCTGTACAGGGTTTTGCAACAGGATGTATTGTTCCGATAGTATTATTGGAATTTGAGAAATTGTTAGGAAATCTACAGAGTTGTTTAGTAAACACAGTACACGATTCAATCGTTGTTGATGTACATCCTAACGAGGTGGATGAAGTGATAGCGGCAGTAGCACACCTAAATCAAAATCTGCACGACATCATCCACCAATACTATAATATTGATTTTAATGTGCCATTACTATTAGAAGCAAAAATAGGTAAAAATTGGCTTGACACGAAAGAAATTTAGTGTATAACTATAGATTCTATAAAAGTCGAAAGTGAGGATATAATGACTACCAATATAGTAACACAAGATAATATGAATACATACAATGCTGAAATGGCAAAGATAATGGGTGTAGCTGATGATGATGATTCATCTGAAACTAAAACATCTACACTTGCTAGAGTAAAAATAATACATGCTCCAATTATGGGTATGAAAACTATTGATGGCGAGGAGACAGAAACTGTTGTTGTCAAAGGTGGTTCGTACTCTATACAAATGCCTGACGACAAGATTGTCTATGGTAGCAAACTAACATTGAGACCATTCATGCAAAGGTATATGTACAAAAAATACGTACAGGGTACTGATGCAGATAATCCGGGTTACTTTGTAAAGACAATCATGGCTGACTCTTTGAATCAAGACCTTAAAGATACACATGGTGGTTACAACTGTGGTAAACCCGCAGGATATATCAAAGACTTCAAGGCACTTAGTGAGGATATGCAAAAGCTTATACGTACAATTAAACGTGTGCGTGTTATATTTGGATTAGCTGAACTTACTAATCCTGTTGATGAGCATGGTAAAAAGGTTACTGATCTTATGGCAAACACTCCTGTTATCTTTGAAGTGGACAATAGGACTAGTTTTAAAACATCAGGTGAGCCTTTTGCATCTTTAGCTAAACGTAAGCATTTACCTATACAACATCTTATTGATTTTACAACTGAAGTACAAGAGCTACAGACAGGTGGCAAGTATTATACAATATTGACTAAGTTGCAATCAGCTACATTGAATGTAGAAAAAGAAGATGCTGAAACACTTCAGTCATTTCTAGATTGGATCACTAATTACAATAATTATGTTACAACTAGCTTTGATGAAAAGAGAGGTAACTCTGTATCAGAAGAAGAAGCAGAGATTATTGATCAAATCGTGGGGAATGACTTACCTGAAATTGAGGTAGCCTAATGAATCATCCTGTTGAACTGTTGGCTCAAGCTTATCTTAAAGATATCGTTGATAACAAAACCAAGATGGACTCTGACACTATCGAAACTGTTGTTAATGATATAAGAGATGCCTTGCACCGACAGTTTGCGGGAGAGACACGACAAGAGTTTAGATTAAGACCATCTAACTTGGGCAGACCTAAATGCCAACTATGGTTTGAGAAGAACAAGCCTAGTAAGGGATCAGATCTGCCCTCTAACTTTGTCATCAATATGTTTCTAGGAGATGTTGTTGAAGCAGTATTCAAAGGCATCTTACGAGCCATGAAAGTTGAGTTTAAAGATAATGGCAAAGTTGACCTAGACGTAGAGGGTGAAAACATTACAGGCGAATACGATCTTATATTAAATGGCAAGGTTGATGACGTTAAGTCAGCATCAGCTTGGTCATATAAGCATAAGTTTGATAATTATAGTAGTCTAGCAGAGCATGATGCATTTGGTTACATACCACAGTTAGCTATCTATTCAGAGGGTACAGGTGCTGATGTAGGTGGTTGGTGGGTAATCAACAAAGGCAATGGCGAGTTCAAGTATGTATCAGCAGAACAGATGGACAAAGATGCTGTAATGAAAGAAGTTAGATCAACAGTTGCTTACATAAGTAATGATGAGCCTTTTGAAAGATGTTATGAACCTGTTCCTGAAACATATAGAGGAAAAGAGTCAGGCAACATGGTCTTACCTAAAGAGTGTCACTTCTGTAAATATAAGTATGATTGTTGGGATAATATACAGGAACTACCATCTAAGGTGTCTCAAGCTAAAGAGCCACCGATGGTTGAGTATATTTCACTAGTATGAAAAGGAGACACAACAAACGCAAGTATCGTAGTGGTCTAGAAGAAAAAGTAGCTGAGTTCATACTAGAACATGAATCATGTGTTCGTTATGAAGAGTTCAAGATCAAATGGACAGATGTGCGTTTTAGAGTGTATACTCCTGATTTTGTTTTAGATAATGGTATCATCATTGAAACAAAAGGACTATTCACTAGTGAGGATCGCAGAAAACATATTGAAGTACAAAAGCAACATCCTGAATTGGATATTCGATTTGTCTTTACAAATGAAAGAAGTAAACTATATAAAGGTAGTAAGACAACTTATGGTATGTGGTGCGAGAAAAACAATTTTAAATATGCAACGAGGATTATACCTCTTAAATGGTTAAAGGAAAAGAGTAATGTATCAACTAGGAAGAGATGACATAGCACTTATGTTCTTTTGTGAAGACGATAAGAATGGTGAGTGGAATGGTAGCTTTGATATTAAAATGTACTGTGACTATAAAAACAAGTATGGTAAACAGCATGTAGATGATATGAAAAGACTCATGGGATTATTAGCTACATGTGTTCAGTTGATTGCTGAAGATGAGAACTTTAAACTTACAGTACATGATGAATATGAGAAAAGAGAAAAAGCTTTCCATGAACAGCAAGTGCATAGTGTTATGGACAAGCATGATGAATTGGAATCAAAGGTAAAAGATAGTCCTAAAATTATATCTAGAAAAGGAAATGTTATTAAGGTTGATTGGGGGCAAGTATAATGGCTATAGAAGAGTTCAAAGGCAAGTATACAGAGGATGCATTTACACCTAACTTAGAAGACATGGTTAACAATCCACCTCATTACAATCAGCATGGTATAGAATGCTTAGATGCAATACGAGCCGCAACAGGTGAGGGGTATCAGTACTATTTACAAGGAAATATATTAAAGTATTTGTGGAGATACAGATATAAGAATGGAAAAGAAGATCTACAAAAAGCATTATTTTATCTACAAAAAATGATTGAGGAAGTAGATGAAAGTTAAAGTATTCTTAATGCTTGACATTGATGAGGAAGAAAACATACTTCCCATTGACGATGGCATTGAGGATGCTGTACAAGGCATCATTGAAAATTTAATTTTTGATGTTGATGGAATTGAAATAAAGAGCATAAAGGTGACACATGACAAACGCACTACCAACTGATTATCAAAACTTCATAGCTGTTTCTCGCTATGCAAGATGGATCGCTGAAGAAAATAGAAGAGAAACATGGACAGAAACAGTATCAAGATACATGGATTACTTATGTAGTAAGATTAATATAGACAATGCTACTAAAGGGTATCTGTGGGAAGCAATACATAGCTTACAAGTAATGCCATCTATGAGAGCATTGATGACTGCGGGTGTTGCACTTGATCGTGACAATACTGCGGGATATAACTGTGCTTACTTGCCTGTTGATGATCCCAAATCATTCGATGAAGCTATGTACATATTATTATGTGGTACAGGTGTTGGCTTTAGTGTTGAAAGACAGTACACAGAAAAGTTACCTGAAGTTCCTGATAAGTTGTACAAATCTGATACATGTATTAAAGTAAAAGATAGCAAAGAGGGATGGGCAAAGTCCTTACGTATACTTATATCACTTCTATATGCGGGTGAAATACCAACTTATGATGTTTCAAAAGTACGTCCTGCGGGATCTAGACTAAAAACATTTGGTGGTACTGCATCGGGTCCCGGTCCACTAGTTCAATTGTTTCAATTCGCTATCAATACATTTGAGAATGCTAAAGGACGTAAACTTAATTCATATGAGTGTCATAGTCTTATGTGTAAAGTAGGTGATGTAGTTGTATCAGGTGGTGTACGTAGGTCAGCAATGATTAGCTTATCTAATTTATCTGATATAAGAATGCGTCATGCTAAGTCAGGTGAGTTTTGGAAGACTGCACCTCATATGAGCATGGCAAACAATAGTGTTGTTTATACAGACAAGCCTGATGGTGCTACATTTTTACGAGAGTGGACTTCACTTGTCGAGTCTAAGTCAGGTGAACGAGGTATATTCAATAGAATTGCCGCACAAAAGCAAGCTGAGAAGAATGGAAGACGTACAGCAGATATAGATTTTGGTTGTAATCCATGCTCTGAGATTATATTGCGTCCATATCAGTTCTGTAACCTCACTGAGGTGGTAGTTCGTGATAAGGATACCTCTGATGACCTAGCGAGAAAGGTGCGACTAGCAACGATTCTAGGCACAGCACAGGCGACATTAACAAAGTTCCCATATCTTAGAAAAATCTGGAAAGATAATACAGAAGAAGAAAGACTTCTTGGTGTTAGTCTTACAGGCATCATGGATAATGGTTTAACTAGTTCTACTTATGATTTGAAACATATATTACAAGAGCTAAAGCAAGTAGCTATTGATACAAACAAAGTTTATGCTGAGAAGTTTGGAATACCACAATCTACTGCTATTACTTGTGTTAAGCCTAGTGGAACAGTATCGCAGTTGTGTGATTCAGCTAGTGGTATACATCCTAGATATGCAGAGTATTATATAAGAACTGTAAGAGGTAGCAATCACGATCCACTTACACAGTTTATGAAAGATCAAGGTGTTCAAAGTGAGCCTTGTGTAAATAAACCTAATGAAAATACTGTGTTTAGTTTCCCATTTAAATCGCCTCGCACATCAACAACTGCATCTACTATGTCTGCTATAGATCAATTAGAATTGTGGCTAACTTATCAAAGGTATTGGTGTGAACATAAGCCTAGTTGTTCTGTCTATGTCAGAGATCACGAGTGGGCAGAGGTAGGAGCATTTGTTTACAAACATTTTGATGAAATGTCAGGTGTATCTTTCTTTCCTAAAGATGATCATGTATATCAACAAGCACCATACAGTGAGTGTACTAAAGAAGAATATGAAGAAGCAATAAAAAAAGCCCCATCTAGAATAGATTGGAGCTTGTTAAAAGACTTTGAGAAAGAGGATACTACCTCTTCTAGTCAGACACTTGCTTGTAGTGGAGATTCATGTGAAGTTGTTGATATTGGTGTTTAAATGCAATTTGATCTCTTTGAAGAGCTACCTACCGATGTAGGTGAAGATGGCAAGACTTGTATTAAGTGCAATACTTATTTACCACATGAGTCTTTTGAATGGTTTTCAGGAGCTAATACATGGAGAAGACCAGAATGTAAAAGGTGTAGAGGAGAAAGTAGGAGAGTAATAGATGCCTTAAAAAAATGTACTCCCCCACCAAGCAAAGACCACACTTGCCCAATTTGCGAAAAAAATCTAAAAGAAATATCTTTAAATAAATCAAAGCATATGAGTTCATTTGTTATGGATCACGATCACGAAAAAAAAATGTTTAGAGGGTGGCTCTGTCACAATTGCAACTCAGCTTTAGGAATGCTAAGAGACAATCCTGATGTAATAATGAGGGCATATAAATACTTAAAGGAGTTCAAAGATGAACATAGTTGATAAAGGTTACAAAGCATTTTGGAAAGGTAATTTAGTTAATCCTTACAATACAGGCACTTACAGAAATAAAGAGTGGGAGAGAGGATTTAACAAAGCTTACTTTGAGCAGTTAAAAAAGGTGAAGAAACATGAATCTAGAAAAGGAAGCAGAACAGTTCATTAATAACAAAGTAAAAGATTGCAAAGAAGACATTAAATTAATTATACAAGAATTGAAAAAAGCACTTGACAAATTAGAAAAAATGCTTTAATTTATAAGTAGATTGATTGCAATACCTTTCGTAATCAATCGTAGCTGTGTGGTCAACTCTGAGGGAGTGGTATTAATTTACTGCTCCCTTTCTTTTTTGACTAACTTTGCAAACTTTAATATTTCTCTTAACTCAAAGTCAGACATAGATAGCATATCTTCTGTAGTAGTTTTTAAAGGCAACCTAGATCCCTCTGAAACTGCTTTGTTATAGGATTGTATTGCTTCAATCAAAGTTCTACTATCGTACTGTGCTATATCTGATATTGTTTTCAGTCTTAATAAATATTGTCTTGTTCCCATATTAGGAGACTGCCCCTCTCCACCTCTTATTTCTACTTCAGGTAAAACTAAACCCTCTCTTATTTCATCTATAATTCTACCTTTTATATCATTTAACATAGCCTTTACTACTATCCTCTTATCTTCAGGGGATTTAGCTAAAAACTCTTTATCCTTTAACTTATGATATGCGGCATTTTCTAGATAAGGTGCTATTACAGATCGCACATACTTATCAGCTTGTGGGAACTTACTTCTATATTCTTGATTCCATGCTCTCATGTCAGCTATGTTTAATAGTCTTTCCATGTTTGTTGGCTGACCCATGCCTTTAAATCCTAGTATGTCGTACCATCCACCTGATGTGTACTCTTTATCTGTTCTTAGCATTGATGACTTCGGCTCCATATAATACTCAACCGGCCCGTCACCACCTAGCATTCTCATTAAATTAGTTACATACCTAGTTGCATTGTACAGAATCTTGTCTCCTGAATCTCTGTCCTTAACTACAAGTTTCTCATCATCCTCTCCTAAAGCATATGTAGATAGCTTTTGTATTGGATCTGCTAATGGTCTAGTGTATCCTGAAATGTAGTTTGTTGGCATAGCTAAGATTGCATTACTAGTTATTTCAACAAAAGATTTTGTATCTTCATTAACAACTTTCTGTAATATTGTGTCAAAGTTAAATATAGAACTAGTGTTTCTAGTTAATTGAGACAATGCTAATTGTTCACCTAATTCTTTTATTAAGGTAGGTGAGAGATCAGAAACAGTTGAATCCTCTCCTGTTATAGGATTAACATTCTTCTGTCTTAAAACATTAACTACTCTACCTAGTATGGCACATTGAGAATAAGGAAACATATATGTAATATCTTTAGGTCTACCATCTATTAGTTCCATATTCCATGACATGCCTAGTCGTTGCTTTTCCATATCTCTTTCTGCACAAGCACCTATTAAGGTGTACTTTATAGAACCTGACATCATCGTTTCTAGAAAACTTGCATCCTCTAGTTCTGTGCCTGTAAAATCACTAACCATTTGATTAGCTATATACCCTGTAGTAAGTAGACCACCACCTGTAATATTACTTTTAATAAAATCCCTAACTTTTTCTGAGGATATTGATTTGCCTCTCATACCTGCTCTGTAAAGTTCAGCCATCATATTAATATTACCACCACCAAGTGAGTTATATGTAAAGGCTACGCTATTATTAAAAAACTTTCCAAATGGCATTAGTGTACCTATTAAGGGAACATCACCTACTTCTTCTAATCTAGATGCCATCCAACCTAGAGGATCAGGGAGTCTTCTATCAATGGCGAAGCCATACGCATCTCTAAATTTTACGCCTTTCCCTGTATGATATGATTTACTAAATATATCTTTAAGTGTAGCTTCCGTTGCACCTGCTTGAATATTAAAAAAGTCAGTGGACGTTAACGCTGCTTTTAATTTAGCTTCGTCCTGTGCCATAAACTCTCTAAATCCCATATCATATTTTTCTCTTAGTAATCTATCTATATGACCTAAATAAGATTGTGATTTAGTAAAAGTATCAATAGCTGTTACTGCACCCATTTTTTGTACAAATTTTAAATAGGCTTCATTAGTACTCATCCACCACGGGGGTACACCTTGCACACTTGTCTTTCCACCATCTACTATTTTTTCTGCGTATCCAAACTTTTTTGCTAATTCATTAACATCTCTTACATCTACACCACCTACAATAACTTGTTGCAAAGACTTGGCACTTTCAGGAGATATTAACATCATCTTATCAAAAGCATCTTTTGTAGCATTTGGCTCTAGTAATGTAGCTAGTTTAAATCCTAAATTTTTTCTTGAGTTTCTAGCTGTACTCATAGCTTTACTACTAATGACTGTTGCCCAACTTTTATTACCTGACAAGGCATCTAAAGATTGACCTATTACATTTAAAGGCATTGCCCATATGTTATTTAACATGAGTGCAGTATCTGTAGCTACATTTAATCCTGTAGTGGCTGTCCAACCACCTAAGTTTAAAGCTGTAGTTGACCATGTAGAAACCAATCCTCTTTTCCATCCTTGTTGAAAATAACTAAAAGGTCTCTTTTTTAAATTCTTTAATAGTTTTTCTTCTCCTAATTTCTCAGCTAATATGTTTTTTTCAACTTCTAAATCAGTCAGTATACTCTTTGATATTCTACTACCTATTTGTAAAGTTTTACCAGCATCACTTATCTTATAATTCATAGAGTCTATAAACTTATCAAAAGCATCAGGTTGATCGAAATCAACAGTGTTAAATAGCATCTCACTTTCTAACTTGCCCTCTTTATTTAATCTGTCTTTAACTCTTTTCATAGCTTTAGTGTAAGCACCTTTCTGTTGAGGAGAGAGTGTTTCTTTTAATAACTTAGTAAATGCTGCCATAAATTGACCTGATCCTTTTTGATTTCTTAGATCAACAAAATACCTTAAATCTAATTCTTCAACCATATGTTGAATCATACCTTTTTGTTTTAATTCATCATTACCAAATAAAAAGAAATCCATAAAATCTCTACTAGCAAATACTTCATCTTCTCCTAATAGTTTTTCTCCTCTTTTTGTAGACTCCTCCCAAAACTTAGTGAGAGCATCAGCTTTCAATCCGATCTTCTTTACAATTGCTTCTTTTTGTTCATCTGTCTTGGGTTTTTT